ATAAAATTTACCATCAAAGATTGCCCTTGCATTAAGATATGCTCTAGATTTATCTACATCAAAAGCAGATGGTAAATCAATTACAGTTTTTTTGAAGACAGGTTTCTTTGAAAGTTTCTTAAAAATATCTTCAGGTTCCTCTGTTTGAAAGTTCTTTCCAGCATGTCCATCTTTAAATTTCTCAAACACATATTGCTTATGACTCTCAGGATCAATCTGCTTCAAAAAATTATTGAATGACATATTGACTCCACAATTATGGCACTTATAGTTAGTGTTATTCTTTATTCTGTAAAGATAACCACGTGCTTTATTCTTGTTCTTCTGTGAGTCACCACATATAGGGCATCTGAGATTATAAAGATATGGTTTAACTTTTTTAAATTTTTGGAATCTGGAAGATATCAGATTAATATATTTGATATCAATAAAATCCATTAACCTTCAATAGCACTTCTTGTTATTGTAGTTGGTTCTGGGACTGGTGTCAAGATTCCTTTTATTAATGCAGGATTGTTAAAGACAAATGTAAGTACAGCAAGACCACCAACTGCCATCCATACTCTCTTTTCTAATCCACGTAATCTTTGCAACACACTGTCATGATCTGCGTCCATTTTATCACGGAGTTTGTCAATTTTTGTAAAGAGTACAGTGTCAATTTCTTCTTGTTTTGTAATTCTTTCTTCATGGACAGCAAGCATTCTGCTAACTGTTGTATTTACCTCACTTAATTTCTCTATTGCAGCATCAATTCTGAGTACAATAGGTTTTAAGTCTTCAATTTTTTGTTCAATAACAGCAACTTTTACGTTATCCATTATTAGGTTTCCAGATTTTTCTAACACCCTTAACGTAGATATATCTCTTCCTCTTCTTCAATCTAACAGGTGGATCATCACCTGCCTCAACAGTCCCAGCAATATTTCCACTACCAACATTATTAGTTGGAGCATCTTCTTTCAAAGATTTAATAATGTTTATAATTTTATCTAGATTATCATTTTCCATCTGTAATCTTCTCTAGTTCTAATAAACAGTATTCATCTATTTCAATATCATGAATATAACTTTTTGGATATTCAGGCAATCTATTTAAAAATACAAGAAAAGTTTTTACAACATTCCAAAGATCTTTATCTATTTTGAAAAACAACATAGGAGTTGTTGCTTCTCCAAAAACATTATACAAAATAATAAAATGATTAATTAAGAGGTGAGTCTTAAGTTCATTATTTTTTTTATATCTTTTTAGTAATCTTTTAACATATTTAAAATGATTCAAATCTTTATCAAAATCCTCACGCGTAATGGCATGAGGATTTTCATAGTTTTTAATAGCAAAGATTAAAAAATTATCATCATTCAATTCAGAAAATATCATATATTATTATGCAGATACATCACTATCATAGATTGGAGCATTACCTGTACTGATTCCTGACATAGCAACTAGAGTTTCTTTCTTAACTCTAAAGTTTCCATGATTATCAATATAAGTTGTAACACCAACCCATCCAGCATGAGTAACATCAAATGATGAACCCTCAGCACGAGTTACAGCATCAGCATCAACACCATACAGATACTTATCGTATCCTGCCATGTGTCTAGCAATTTGGACTGTCTGTCCTGCTGTAAGTGCAGTGCTTAATGTTGAACCCAAACTTACCATTCTTTCAGAACTGCTGATAAATTGCAGTACTGTTCCAAATCCAATTGTTGCTGTAATGGCAGAATCAAGAACAACAAATGTTGATGCAACAGATGTAATTGAAATTCCATTTCCACTTGGTGTAAATGTAGTTCCAGCAGATCCAGATTTTACAAAATCACCTGCTGAAATACCAGGAACTTGAGTGGTATCAAAGAATACTGTCTTAAATCCAACTGGTGAATGGTTTCCTGTTTCAATTGTTCCAGTTCCAAGTCCAATAATTTCTCTATTAAATGATCCATCTCTAACAAAATCTCCAACCTTAACATCTTGGAAAGATGTTAGATCAAATGAAGGAAGAGCAAGAATACTAACACCTGCACCTGAAGCAACTAAGTTAGATGTTGATGTAAATACTTTTATTGTACCTCTCTCTTGACTGAGAGTCTCACTATCACTATATGATACGTCAAGAATTGATGATTTAGGAAGTTGAGTGATTTGGAATTGAACTCCAGAGATGGCTTCACCACTTAGAGCCATAGTGGAACCAATAGTCAGTGCCTCACTACTTGCAATGCTAATAATTACAGCATCACCAAAATATCCTGTTGATCCACCATCTCCTCTTGCTCCAAATCTAATAACATCTCCTACAGAGCATCCTCCTGCAATTCCAAATGAAGTTGCAGTACCTACCACAGCACCACTGCTATAAGTCAGAGCAACTGTTCCCGTTGAACCAATGTTATCGTTATTACCCCAAAGTGCCATGTCTGAACCCTTCTGTAAATTTATATGCTATAAGATATTTATAAAATTACTCAGTAACAGACTCTTTGTTTTTGATAGCCTTTGAGACAACTTCTAAGAGTTGGTCATCCATATCAGTCTTAGTCAACTTAACTGCTTTAGCAAGAATAACAAGACAGATCTCAACCATCTTCTCACCAAGTTCTTCATTGTCTGGAATATTGTTAATGGCATCTGTAATAATTTTTGACGCCAAGGGAAGTAAAAATGAAAGCATAATTTTATATCATCTACAATATATAGCGCTTACTCTTTATTTGATACGTATCTACCTAATTTTTTGTCATACCTTTTAACTTCACCAGGTTTTAAACGACCTCTTGCTTCGCTTGCTTTATCATAGAACTTACCAAACTTCATTCGTCTGTCCTGTTCTTTATGACGCTTCTTCTCATCAGCGTACTTCTTCATCAATTTGGTATCTGAATAGTTAATTGCCTCACCCATTCCTCCACCATTTCCATTACCATTTCCCCCATTTCCATTACCATTACCATTTCCTCCACCATTTCCATTACCATTTCCCCCATTTCCATTACCATTTTTGGTATCATCAACAGAATGACCATTCTCTTTACGAAGGTATCCTGCACGACCAACCATCTTAAATCCCTTGGGGATTTGTTTACACTTTTTGTCAGTAAAACAATAATATTTTCCTACTGGACAACGCCTCTTTGATTCCTCTGGAAGAGGTCCACGCTCAGCAGTTAATTTAGCAGCAACAGCCATCTCTCTCCTTTTCTCCTTAGACTTACCTTTGAACTGTGGTGCCTTGGATTTATAGAAGTCCTTAATGACATCTCCCATGTCATCTTTTTTAAGATTAAGAGGCATTACTTTTTCTTGGTATCCATAATTGCACCCTGACCATGCTTGGCACGGATGCTTGCCTTTACTTTCTCAAGTGCAGACATACCATCATAGGGTTTTTTCTTTCCACCACCCATAGCAACATTTTTAGTAGCACTGTTGTAACGGTTGTTGCCGTCAACACCACCTCTTTCCATTCTTCTATCTCTAAGAGAATCTTCAGTGCTCTCTCCTACTTCTTTAGTAGGTGCATCAGCAGATGCTTTATTGATTTGCTTTCTTCTTTCTTTAGCAACTTGTATGTCAATCATTGTCTTTCTCTTTTGAAGCTGCACCTCTTTAGGAGACATACTTTCTTCTATCTCCTCCATTTCCATAATGGTGCCACCTAATTTTTCAATCTCTTCACCCAAATTTGGATTAATTTTTATAATATTCTTTACCTTCTTTTCTTTTATTTTTTTATCCACAGTATTTTCGTTGGAGTAATCAACTTCAATTAGATCTTCTCTCCAATTAGAAAACTTTTCTGATAGTCCAAGTCTTTTCTTTATCATTTGACGATCTTGAGCACCAATTCCACTACCCTGAGATCCCATATAATCATTAAAAGCTTTGATCATATTACCACCTTCTGATCTTGCTCTATATCTAATGGCTTTAGTGATAGATCTGATTCTATTTTTCACCTCTTCTGGGGAATTGTCTTGTTCAGAAATCATGACGCTACTTTCTTTTTTTTCTTATACTTATTTATGAAATTATGAGCATTCTTAACACCTGTCATTCTAAAAACATAATCTCTGAGAGAATCTGTTCCAACTCCCCTTTGAGAAGCAGGTACACCAGAAGGTCCAGGATAGTTAATTTTTGCCTCTGTTAGGTCTTTAATCCAGGATTTAAACATAATATTATCTTCAGTAACACAAATAAGATAGTTAGTTCCTCTTCTTACAATCTTACCAATCATCCCAGTATTAAGATTTTCAACCAATTGATTCATCTTAAAAATATTACCAGTGATAAAATTTTCTCTCAAGTTTTTCCAATCAAACTTAGGTGCAATCTCCCATAAATTATAACCCTCTAAGACTTTCATTCTTTGTCTCATGGTTTTCATCATCATTTTAGCAGTTTTATCATCAATTATGTCTGGTATACCACTTCTATAGGTTTCAAAATCATCTTCAGCTGCTGCTTTTCTCATTTTGGATGCTGACATTCCCTCAACACCCTTAGAGTCGGGATCTCTTTCTCCAGCAGATACAGTCTCCACACCAGAAAAATCATAGAGTTTGCCATTATAATCACCTGATAATTTTTCAAACTCTTTAACTCTGTCACCACCAACCACAATTTTAACACTTGAATATCCATCTTGATGTGCCTGCTTCAAAACGTCAAATATGGTCTTCGCATTAGGATCATTCATAATACTCCCAGCATGATCTGGGAACATCGCTTTCATAACCTCTGATTTTTCATCAGGATTGTATGGATTCTTCTTTGGATCTTGTGATCTAGAAGGATAAATCTTTAATGATCCCTTTCCAGATGCTTTTTTAGCAGCATCTAAAAGTTTTTGATGCCCAATAGTAGGTGGATTAAACCTACCAAATGTGATTGTTAGGGGTCCTAAGTCCTCTTTTGGTGTTCCATCTGCTTTTGTGGGAGCAGCCATTTTCCTTGGTGATCCATCTTCAAATGATCCAAATTCACCTTGTGTTTCAGGTTCTTTACTTATTTGTTTTTCTTGTTTTGGTTCTTCTTGAGGTGCTGATTGTCTATCAGCAAATTTTACAAGTCTTCCTTTCTCAGTTTTGGCAACCATTTTGCCTTCTTTATCAAACCAATTACCGTGCCCATCTCCAGTCAGACCCAATTTCACAGCCTGATCAGAGATTCTGGAAGTTCTTGCCTCACTACAGAAACCTAGGAACGTTTTCATCTATAAAAGGATACTATAACTTATTTAGGTGATGCTAAGTTAAAAACGTCAGAATCACTTGTTGCAGCAACTCCTGTTTCATCAGTGAACTTTCTTAAATCATTTTTAGATGGATTAGCAATTCTCTCTCTTGCCATATCATGATACTCTTCTGACAAATCAAATCCAATGTAATCATGTCCAAGAAGACTTGCAACCAAACCAGTAGTACCAGAACCACTGTAAGGATCCAATACTACACCTGGTTTTTCCATGACTGCTTGAAGACACCTTGCAGGGAGTTGAATAGGATATGGAGCAGGATGAGGATTCTTCATCTCAGGGCCAAACTTCCACACACTAGTCCAATTAGCAGAACGTCTTGGCAGTTTTGGATGCTTACTACCTTTACACAACCAAAAGATTCTTTCATCAATTTGAATAAATCTGTAACCAGAAATCTCAGGTCCACTACCACGATTCCAGATAATCTCTTCCCTAATATTCCATTTGGTTTTAGTCAACCACTGCCAGGGAGAAGAAGCACCACCTTTATCATACCTAACTTTGTGATTATAGAATAAAGATCCACCTTCCTTAGTCTTATCAAAGAGAATATCTAACAATTCAATCTGCTGCTCTTGATATTCATCTTCAGGAAGGGTGTCATCAAAGTCTTGATACTCAATTTTACGAAACAAACCCCCACCAACACCTCTCTTGTTGTATGGGGGAGAAGTCACAGTACAGTCAATAGACCCATCTTCCAACTCAAGAGCAAGGTTAATGCAGTTGCCAGTCCTGAGATCAATCATAGTCATGCGCTTATATGGGAATATTATAGCACAGAATTTTTAGAATGTCATCTGAATTCCCAATTTTTCTGGTTTTACCCTGGTTGAAGATGAAGTCATATTACCATTTGCATCAGTCCCAAAAGGACCTGCTCTTCCTTTTCCTGTTATACTAGCACCCTTTACAGCATTTTTAAATTTAGGTGTTGCCTTTCCTCCAGCACCAACTTTCAAACTAAAAGCAAATAATTTTTTTGTAGTATAATAAAGATTAGTGAACTCAATCAGTGCAACATTCCATCCATTAGATTTTGACCAATTTTCAATTTGTTTCTCAAGTGCATTACCATACATCATGATGATATTATCTGGAACAGCAACATTACCTCCAGGTTTCAATATAGTGTCTTGTTCCTTTTTATCACCAATTAATTCACTCAATATACCATTAGATCCAGTTGTTCCATAAATGGCAGTATATGCACCCCTTTTAGTTGTAGCATCATTCAGTGTTTCAAAAAGTTTATAGAGAACTTTTAATTTTCTATTTGTAGATTTAGCAACTAATTTAGAAAATTCTTTATCATTGATTATATCACCAGGTTTTAAAGTATTTGTTTTACCTGTTGGCATCTTAACTGTAATCTCAGTGCCGTTAATAGTGAAATCATATCCACTTTCATTTTTACTTGTAGGAACTCCTACTGATGAATTATTAGTAAATGGAGTTTTACCTTTATATTCATTACTTTCTACTATAGCAATAGGACCTACTGCTTCAGCAAAATATTTTTCTATTTCAGAAAAAGAATTTTTGCTATCACTAACAGTTGGAGTCTTCAAAAGTATTTGCTTAAGTTCATTAAAACCAGCAAACGCTCTTCCAGAACCTGCATTATTTACTAAAAAAATAAGATAATTTGTATACTCTGGATGAACAGCATCAAATTCCTTTTTCTTAGAATTAATACCATTTATTAAAGCAGTTTTATATAAACTAATGTTGCTATATTTTCCACCAAGACCCAATTCAGTTGGTTTGAGTCCTGGACTTTTTGGAGATGCCATCTATCAAACACTCAATCCAACTGCTCTCATTTGTGCTTTCATATTCTCTGCTGCTTTGGGATCCATAGTCTTGAGTCTATCACGAACTCTCCTTTCAGCTCCACTTCCTTTTGATTCAGATTTCTTTGCAGATGCTTCATACTTTTCAGGATTTCTACGATCCTGCATAGATTCATCAAGACAATCTAGATTTGCCATGATGTAAATAGCATCTTCTTGTGAGAAACCTTCATTTACTAGAATATTAAGAGCACTATCAAAAGAATCAACTTCTTCAGAAGACATACTACCAGTAGGACCATCACCAAAATGTGGGTTCTTCATAGAAGTTCCCATCTTTTTCATATCTTTACGTGCCTTCTCATTATTTTTCTTACGCTTGTCCATATCTGTTTCCAAATATGATTCTTTCTTCATTCCTTTCATTTTTTTATCTTTAGCAGCCTTCTTCATAGACTCCTCTTTATCACCATCACCATCAAGGTCAATATAATCAGGTTTTGCTGCTTCCTTTACATCATTTCTATTGTACTTCTCAGCATCCTTATTCAATGCCTTGACAATCTTACCAGACTTTTTGCCTGCCTCAGTTCCTTTGTCACCACCTTGCAATGCTGTACGTGACAGGTTACCTGCCTTACGGAACATGGTGTTTCTCTTGTCTCTAGTAAGTTCTTTATATGCTTCAATCATCTGAAGCAATCCTTGCTTTACATTCAATTTATCATGAGCAACAAGTCTCTCATGAAGTCTCTTTGCTGATTTATTCTGCCCCATTCTTTCAGACCAAGATTCTTGATGAATCCTATTCTGTCTATGCTTAGCGAACTCTTCCAATCTTACATCAGTAGATTTTGAAAGAATTAAATTAAGAGTTTCAGTAAATGCTTCTGTAATTCTATCTACTTTCCTTGATCTTCCAACATTATCAGTTTCAGGAATAAATCCTTCAATAATTTCTATACACTCAGAAAGTGTATTATCTTTAAGAATACTCTCAAAAATTTCTTCAGAGATGTCAACAAAATCTAAATGATTCAGTGCAGACAAATTCATCTCACTGATAGGATCTTTTTTAGAATTTAAATCTTCTCTTGATTCATTACTATGGACAGCAGCATATGCTTCCATAAAATTACGCATTTCTGCAGACATCTCTGATTACACTAATTCCTACACTTATTTATATTTAGATAATCTTTCTCACTTCTTTGCCTCATATGGATGTGCTGGTTTATGTTCTCTATCCATAGGTTGAGATCTAGTCAAATCTCTATGGGATTGATTGCTGATGACAATAAATGCATCTTTATTGTACTTGCGATGCCCAAATGGAGATGCCCATTTTTTATTATATTCTTCAGGTTGTTCAATACCACTCACTTGAGTACCACCAAGTTCAACCACAATATCATCATTCTCTTCCCAGTTGAGAGTTTCAATAAAATCTTGAATACAATCCATGATTCCATTTTCTTCATAAGCAAAGAATTTATCACTGATCGTTGTCAAATCATGTCTGGTAATATCTCCAAGAGGAATATCTTTCATAACGTTTTCTTCTGGATCAAGTTTCCCCATCATTTTTTTCATCCTCATTTTTATCTTTTTTATTGAATCCAAATGGTGGTGTTAATTCTTTTTCAAATACACGTTTTTTTTGTGCCATATTACATATAGTTTCTAAGACTTTGAGAGAGTCTTCTACTGTACAATTTTCAGGCATCATACGATGAACAATATCAAATTTAGGAAAAAATTCTTTTGCTGCATCATCAACTTCATTATCAGTTAATGGATCATACTTCATCATTTACCTCCAGTGTCATATCCAAGTGTGTCATCTTCTTGTTTTAATTTTTCTTGTTCTAACTTATTAAGTTGTTCTTCAATTTTAGTATCAATGTACATAATAAGATTACGAATATCAATAATTCTTGTTGGACAACAAGATAAATCTAAAGTGTATCCATTTTGTTCACGAAATAGTGTACCTCTAAGAGCTACAGCAGTTTGAATATCAAGTTCAAGATTGATCATACATCTCCTTCTACACGATTCTCAGAATAGTGGATATCAAATTCTCCACCTGGATAACGAGATTTTAGTTTATCTACATTCATCTCAATAATTTCATCAATTGTAGTATCAAGTCCCATACATGCTTGAGCAACATACCACATGATGTCTCCCAATTCACGTTTCAAATGAAATAGGTTTTCTTCATTAACAGGTTTACCTTGAAAGACAATCTTCTTGACAATCTCAGTAAACTCACCTGCCTCTGCTGACATACCTACTGCAGCAGTAAGCAATCTCTCAGAAGGAAATCCTTCACCTTGCAACTCTTGTATACGATATACAAAAGCTTCATTATCTTGACTTGGTTGAGATGTAACAGCATTTACAAATTCCAAGTATGCTTCAGTGTTTACAGTCATTTTAAATATCCAAAGGTTTTGTATCAGATTGAGGAAGTTGTTGTTTTATATTGGGAAATGGAAACATCTCATCAAATTCTTCATCAGAAACTTCTTTCCAAGAACCACCAACACCACCATCCATATTGACAACAATATCTTTAGTTGGAAGTTTGGGTCTTTCTAAGAGTTTAACCTCAACTGTTTCATAAGTTGGTTTAAATTGGTAATAGTGACCATCACCTCTTGTTCCAATAAGATTAACAGCATCTTTGATGGAACCACAGTCAGCAATTTTTTTACCAGTTGGATCAAAGACAGAGTAGTATCCATTCAAAACTTAAATCCCTCAAATGATTTTTTTGGTTTCTGTTCTTCATAAGTATACTCCTCTTCCTTCCCACTGTCAAGAATATCATCCTGTGCAGTTTGCTCACAATCATATAATCTCATCTTTGCTCTATCAACACCAATAACAAATCTCTTAAACATATTAAGATCATTATATCTATTCTTCAATTGTTTCACCATAATCTGTCCCAACCCCTCCAACTCTTCAGTGCTAATAAGGGCAAACATAAGATCAGCAGTAGCAGGAAGACCAAAGGATTCAGAAGTATCAGTAAGTTCAACATCAGAGCTCCCAAAACCAGAACGAGTGGTTTGAGTAGCAGAGACGACTGGGACATTTGCTTCACATGCCAATCCTCTAAGTTCTTCAGCAATAGCCTTGACAACAGTATATGAATTGACATTACTGCCTGCGCGATACCTAGAGGAAGAACATATATTAAGGTAATCAATGAAAATAATATCAGGTCTAAATGATTTCTTAAGTGCAAGTTCATTAAGAAGTGCTGTAAAATGACCACTATGAGCACTTGCAGTTGGATATTCTTTAATTATAAGAGTACCTTGAGTTTTTTCTGCAAGATTTGTTACTTTATTTTCAAACATTTGCTTTGGAAGATCAGCAATGTCTTGAATATTCACATTCAAAAGATTAGCATCAATTCTTTCTGCAATTCTTTCTTCAGACATTTCAAGCGTGATGTATAGTACATTCTTGCCTTGGAGTAGCACACTGCTTGCGACATGACACATAAACAAAGACTTACCAACACCAGTGCCAGCGAGAGCAATATTGAGTGTTTTATTTGGAAGGCCACCCTTTGTAATCTTGTTGAAGAATTCAAGGTCAAATGTAGTCCTTTCTTCTTTTCTGTTATATAGTTCAAATCTTTCTGCATAGTCTTCAAGATAATCGTGTCCTACATGGTTATCAAATCCAACAGCAAGAGCTTCAGAAAGAATTGAAGGTATAGCATCAGGTTGTTTATTTTTATCTTGCCCATCAGCAATTCCAATAGATTCTACAAGAGCAAGATATATTGCTCTATCACGACACCATTTCTCAGTAGTGTTTAGTAACCATTCAAATTCAACAGGATTATCATCAAGACATTTAATAAGATGAATTATCTCTTTGATTGATGTCTCATTAAGGTCTTTTCTCTTTTGAACTTCAATATTAAGAATCTCTTTGGTAGGAGCTTCATTATACTCAGCAACAAAATTAAAAATCTCTTCATAAACAATTCTTTGATTGCTGTCTTCAAAGTATTCCAATTTTACAAAAGGAACTACTTTTCTCATAAAGTCTTCATTGTGAATTAAATTTTTTAAAATTAAAAATTCAATCTTATCCATAATGTAAATAGGTGCTCACAATATACTTTTGTTGCAGTGTAGGTGGATATCCAATATGAGGATATTCCCAAGTTGGAGGAAATACTAAGATACTTCCTGCCTTTGGATGAATGCGAATATCATGATTAGGAAAATAAGTATCTCCATCATTATCATTCAAATAAAATAAAAAAGCAAGTGCTCTTTTTGCTGAAGCATAATCTGTAACATCAACATGTTCATCAAACCTTTCTTCTCTACCAGTTTTATATCTTTTAATTCTAAACTCTTCAAGATGTTTAAAATTTGGAATATAATTATTTTTAGTTTCTGTCACATAATCATGATAAGCAATTTTGGTCCAATTAACTAATACTTTAATTAATTCAGGACAATGTTCATTGACATTTAATTGTGTGAAACAAGGTTTGTGATTTTTATTAACATATTCATGTCCATGCTCACTATTCTCAAATGCTTCAATTAAAGCATAACCCATATCTTCTGTAAAGATCTTATTATAGACTTTTACCGTATGAGAATTCTTCCCTTGAAATTTCATCTAACCTCTCCATAACTTCAGGGGTAAAATAAGTCTCTGGTTCTTTGAGAATTTGTTTTGCATAAATTTTCTTTCCATCTATTTCATATCTACCAGCAACGTTTTTCCAAAGTCCCCCAATCTCACCAAGTTCAAGAAGACCATAATATCTATCAAGACCACGCTCATCAAAATATAAACGTACTTCAACTGTTTTATTCTCCTTACTTAAACGTGATTTAGCAGTCTTTGCTTTGATAATGTTTCCAACAATTGTTGTTCCATCTTTCTCTTTCTTTTTAGTAAGATAGATGATAGTAGAAGCAGCATACTTAAGTCCACTACCACCTCCCATCTCTTTGGTGGGTACATATGAACCAATAACGTCATAAGTGTGATTGGTGACAATCATTGGAATTTTTACTTGACCAAGTTTTAATGTAAGCATACGGAATGCTCCCTTGACAAGTTGAGATTTGGTCATATCTCTAACTTGCTTATCATCTAGAGCATCACGAATTTCCTTTTCTGTAGAAAGCATTCCAAGAGAATCTAGAACAAACATACAAGGTTTACGATCTTCTTCAGGTGCTTTCATGTAGAG